TGCTAAGGTTACCAACGCAACCTATAGCTTCGTAAAATGACCACAAGACATCCATGTCAGTCATCTCTACTTTCATTTCCCACTTGTCTTCAGTAGTGGTATAAGTTAGACAACCCTCACCTTCAAAAATACCAAGAGCCCATGCAAACGGATCAGTGAACGTCAGCCCAACTGTATCCTTGCTTTGCTTCTGCTGCAATTGGGATTCTAAGTTTATAATATTCGCCAGCTTGTCTTGCGCTTTGTACCAAGGATGTTGATAAGGCGTCTGCATAGTTTGGGTGTGTTTCAAATTGAAGTTCGTCGTGTATAAAAGCAAGCTGGTTGCATGGTAAAGATGAAGTTACAATCGAAACATTGTTGAGTAACATCCACCTTTTTGCTAAAACTGCAGCACCTGACTGTAGCAAATAATTCAGTGCTTTGTGTTTACTATCTACCTTAATAGGTCTTTTGTCAATAGAAAACAAGTATCCTTTCTCACTAGCTCTTTTTATAGCGTAAAGAAGATCTTCTAAACCATCAATAGCTGCAACAAACGCTTCTCTTATTTCAGCACCTTTATTTTTTGCAGCTTCTCCTTTTAGGGTAGAGTCATAGGAAGTTGCAATTTTGACATTTCCGGCTCCATAGAGGAAGGCATAGCTGACTTTTTTAACTTGTCTTCTGCTGATCCCGATCTTGTCGGCATTAACTTGGTGAATGTCGCCATTGATGAGAATATCCGCGTAGCGACCCCCGTCATAGCGTGCAAGGTAATGAGCGAGCATCCTAAGTTCAATACCAGCAAGGTCAGCACCAACCATGATTTGCCCTGGGGATGCTTTGAATAATTTTCTGCAGTCATTGTCTGAAGGAACTTGGCTTAAATTTGGTCGTCGATGTGCGCAACGATGTGTATTTGTTGCAACTGAACAATGGTGATGTATACGGCTAGACGTCGTACATAGCTTCAGCCATGCGTTCACGCCTTGCGAGATCATCCCCAATTTCTTTGTAATAGTTAGACACTTCAGAAAGTCCTCGGCAATCGTAATCCCACTGGAAGCAAGTTCCGTCAGGACATTTTCGTCGATTACTGTCTTGCCTCTTTTTGTTGTTTGTGTTGGTTCCCATTTGTACCACCAGCCTAAATACCATGCGAGGTGGTCTCGGGAAACTGGATTAAATTCACTGATTCGGGTGAAAGGTGCTCCGGCGTGATACCCGTAGCGTTTGTTATTTGATTTAGGAGTGAACACCGATCTTGGGGCGTAAGCGTGCCCGTCGCGTAATAGTTCACAAGTTTTTTCAAGTTCTGCTCTGAGAGAAGATGACAATTCCCATGCAGAGCGTTCATCAAAATACCATCCATGTAGTTCCTGTTCTGTGAGAAGTTCTGCTACTTGGTGTTCAAGCAAGACCCATTCAGGTATTTCTGGAAGTGGTCGCATAGTTTGCGTGTGACGTTAACATCTTGTATACAGTAATCCTGCATCTCCTGACTCCACTCTTGCCAATCTGTATGTTTGCCAAAGCTACCTTTGTACTCTAGTAACCTATGGCCCCATGCCTCAAGACTATGCCTTGAATAAAGTTGAGTAGGCATACTATTTACCCTGCGACTCATATCTATTGCCATCATATCTGTGTGGTACAGACGTGAAAGAAGCAATGTGTCTACAACTAAAGCAGTTGGTGAGAACCACGGATAAATTTTACGGAGACAAGGAATGTCATAGCCTATAATGTTATGGCCAATGATAACATCAGCATCTTCTAATCTTTGAACACCACGAGTAATTGGTTCATGATCACCCTCGTCGTTGTAAACAAGTGTGTTGTCACTTTCTTGCTCGTAGATAACAAGGCAGTGAATTCTAGTTACATCATTCAGTAGGCCGTTGCTTTCCAGGTCGAATACTAGTGTGTTTCCAGACATAAGTCTTGTCAACAAATTGTGCACGTTTCACCATTTCAGGTGTAGGTGGGTTAGGTGGTAGAGCAATAGCTGCTTCGTGTGGTGTATTGCACTCAGAAATCCGTCGGTTCATCTTGATAAGAAGTTTCAGTAAATGTGCATTTGTCTTTGTCAAAATCTAATTGGCACGCGACACCAGTCTCGCCTGTATAACGATTTTTAAGGATTCTAATTGTTGTAGAAGCTGATTTAGATCCGCTCTGCTGATCTCGTTCGAGTGCAATGCAGCTGTCACTAAGTTGAGCAATAGAAGCGGATCCTCTAAGTTGTCCAAGTGAGACTTTTGCGCCTTCTTCATGAGCCTTATCGTTCAAAGTTCGTCTGAGGTGTGAAACTAAAAACAGGGCGATACCTGTACGTTCCACAAGGCTTCGGAGACGAGTCATTGTTATGTCAAGCATCCGACGCTCGTCTCCATCTAAGCCAGACAGAAGGATGCTTAGGTGATCAAGAAAGACAACGCGAGTTTCTAACCCAGCTGCCATATACTCGATGCGATTGTAAATGTGGTCTGGATCATACGAACCGAAACCGTCAAACAAATGAAGGTTCCAGTTCGCAATTGTACTGTCAAAATAGTTTGTCAGCTCTTTTTTGCTGTGCTCTCCAATGTGGAGGGACTTTCCGACTGCTGATGACATGAGTCCCAAAGCAGTACGGCGGTTGGATTCTTCAAGAGCCAAGTAACCGACTCGTTCTCCTTGATTAAGAAGGTGAGTTGCAAGTTGACGACAGAAGGAGCTTTTTCCGATGCCAGACCCCGCAGTAATTGTTGTAAGCTCTCCAAACCTGATCCCGTGAAGCTTTGTTTGTAGTCCTTGAAAGGGGTAGTCATGATCTGCTGGTTGTGTAGGGGTCGTCACGACTTCTAGCAGGTCTTTTGCGTCTACAATCCCATCAGGTGTAAATTGTTGATGGTTGTAATTACAGACAGCTCTGACAGCTTCTGCATCACCTGCTGCTAAAGCCTCTGAGGCATCCTTGTAATCATCTAGAAAGCCTATAAATACCTTTCCAGGTGGTAGGACGCCTGCCGCATCCTTTGATGCTTGTAAGCCCGCAGGATCGTTATCAAAAAACAGCACTACTTTATCGTAGTGTGTAATCCACTCGTAGTTATGTTGGATTGCTTTTTTGGCCGCGGCAGCACCATTAGGAATACTGACTACGTCCCAAGGTTGTGCTTCGTAACAGGCCATTGCATCCATCTCGCCTTCTGTGATGACAAGCTTTTTTTGTTTGCTTGTCGTTTTGTGACGAAAGTTTTGCATACCAAACAAAGTTTTTACTTCCCCTTCACAGCGAAAGTCTTTATCCTTTGTCCTTATCTTAGCCCCAAGCAACCTTCCATCCACGTCATAATAATAATGCCGTAGAATTGATCCATCTTTGTAGGTTTTGAAAAGCTCTGACGTTTTTTCACTGATCTTTCTTGTAGCCAGCCTAGAAGCGGAACCTTTAAGTTCAACATTAGACATGATGTGAGTGTGATTGGTGGGCGTGCCATCACCTTTTGTGCGGTAGTGACACTTGTGGCAAAACGTGTGACCATCTGAATACAAAGCATTGGCGTCAGAGGAACCACAATTTGGACAAGCTATGTGCTGTTCAAACTGGTTCTCTACATAATCCATGTTATTGGAATGTTGGTGAAAGAGCACCATAAGATTCCCAATCGCTCACAATACTGAGCATATGTAGTTTTAGATTTTTTAGAGATAGTGTTGTACGGGGCTTGAAAAACCATCCGAAGATCTAGATCTGGATTTTGTTGTTTAACTGCTTTAATTTTACGCCGATCCTTGCTGTCCCAATAGCCCTTACATTCTAGATGTACACCGTTTGGTAGGATAAAATCTGGTTTGTATATGTGAGCAATGGTATAATCAACCTTGACTGTTTCGTATTCGTACTTGCAGTCAAGGTCAACTAGCAGGTCAGCTACTTTTTCTTCTAGCTTAGACCTAAACGCCATTAAAAGTCGTCGTCAACCTCCTCTTCAATTGGAGCAGGAATGACGTTGGGGTCACCTTGCTTAAAACCCGTTGTTGTTCCAAACAACTCGCTTACATCAACCTCTTCGTCGTCACCAATATCAACACCAGCATTAGATGTAACACTGACAATTTGAATAGCATTCATGACAAGCTTTGTGCCAATCGTGTCGTTAGGAAGACGATAAGGTTTTTGGTAAAAAGCAATCTTTACTTTACTCCCAGACCGCAAGTCAATACTCATGTCGCTGATCGGCGTACCCTCCGTGTCAACGATCACAGGCATTTTGTCTGGAGTCCAAGTAAAGCGTGTTTTGTACTTACCCTGAGCAACTTCTGTCCAAGGTTCGTCGTTTAGTTTAGCTCTACTTGGGTTTTTGCATTTAGACCGTGCCCAGTCAAGGCCACCGAGACGGTCGTTTTCAAGGCCATCAATGATGTCAGAATCAAGGATAGCTTCAAGCTGGTGGTTGCCGTATTGGCTTACTTGAAGAACGCTTTGATAACCTTCAAGAACAACAGGCTCAGACGTCTTAATAATCTTACGTGGCATTAGCAAAAAAAATAGGTGGAATCAATTACACGTGACGGTTCTAAGTCACCGATAATTGGTGGGTCAGTTTCTGCGCCGATTTGATGGGCGAACGATTGTAAGTAGTCATGCTCTGCAAATAAATGCATGTATGTCTCACGAACAATGGTTGATAAAATACCCATGTCAGTAGCACGACAAAGAACCGAGTCGTGTATGAGGGAAATCGGAGAGTTGAAGCGTAATGTAGAAAGACACAACAAGCTTGCATCAAGACTGTGAATAAGATTAGGAGCAGTAGCGTTTTTATGATGTGATCTGTCAACCTTGTCACTGTCGCCAGTAGCAATTTTGACGATACATCTACCTAGCAGTTGAAGTTCAACAGTGCTAGTAAGTTTTTTCATAAGACGTTGTGTAACAACAAACCCTGATGGTGTCACCCATTGGATTTCATCGTCACCACGATCAATGGCAGCAGCTACTTCTTTTTCTATCCACTTCATTACCTTCATTGGGCCAGGAACAATAACGTTCATGGCATCTCTGACAGCTTTGACCGTAGCTGTCAAATCTTCCTTATCAATGTCAACACCTTTCTCTGCAAGAGCGTCACGTATGTACGATCTATTTGAAAATGGTTTTGCATTGTAAGGTATTGTCATAACTGTACGCTTAGTAACTTTACGATCCATAAAAGGCGCTACACTTTCTGGAACGTTTGGTTTTGCTTGTTCAGCTATAACTTTGTATGCGTCCATAGGATGTTTCCCTGGCACGACATTCACTAACTTTGCAGTTGATTCATCGCGGGCTAAGCCTGCTAGAATCTGAAGACCACTACATGTAGCATCTGTTGCAACCATCAAGTTTGTAAACTG